TCACTTATCCGCTTTAAAAAAGCCCAATCGATGCAGGACGGTCATGATTCTATAAAAATCGTAGCTGCCTGCAGGATCGTTCAATACTTTTGCCTCCTGTGCAGCGTGTATAGCAGGTTCAGCCCAAGCTGGAACTTTAGCAGGTTTCGACGCTTCGACAGCCGTAAGCCTAGCATTCATCTGCTTGATGGTACTGCCCTGCTCGTTTAGCAGCTTTAACGAAGAAGCATATTGCTCACTCAGCTGCCGCATCTGCTCCTGCGTTTTTTGCAGCTCCGTGGTTAATTGTTCGATTTTCATGCGTTCCTCCTCCTTTGGATTTGGCAGATCATATTGATATAGCGAGTGCTGTTCGATTAGAGAGATGAGTTTGCTCGGATATTTGGGATCTGTTGCGTAGCCTCCCCTCCAAATCTCGTTCGCTGCCGTTTTGTAATCCGCCCAGAGCACGCCATGGTACCGCATTGGCTTGTCTCGCGTTCCGTTCAGAATGAGCTTGGTATGATCCGTAACGGATTCATGCCAGCCGTTGTATTTACGAAACTGAGCGCTAACAGTATAGGGGGTTTGCCCCCGGTACTCCGTTGTCTGCATCGTTACGCTTCCCGCTGGACCGGTGCCTTTGATGCCGAACAAATTATTCGCTTTTTGCGTTAGCCCGCTCGTTCCCCAATTGGATTCCAGAATGGCCTGGGCGAGCGTAAGCGAAGCGGGCACTCCATACTGACGCATGTCCTGGGTCGCAATCGGCGCCAGCTTGGCTATAAATTCAAAGGGTTTCATCCTTGTTTTCCCCCTTTCGTGTAGTCTGTTTAGTCTCTTCGGATTTGATCTGAAATACTTGTACCACATTACGCAGGGATTGCGGGATCGGTACCCCCATTCGCCCGACATTCTCAATAATAGATAGCAGCTCATTCGCGAGGTAAAAGAAGATTACCGTATTCTGAAAATAATTCATCTCGCCCAGCACCCGATCCACCAGATGCATCAGCGCGATGATGAGAAAAATGGTCATTTTTCGTGCAATCCCTGTATACCCCATACGGCTGCGCAGCTCACCGTTCATCCAGGCCGCACCCCAACCGGTCAGCCAATCCACCACCACGAGCCACAACAACAGATGTAGCGGCAGCGTCCATCCACCCCAGACGTACCCTGTCACGGCCCCCGTCCCCGCCACCAGCATCTTAAACAGCTGACCGATGTGCTCATACATAATTGTTCCTCCTTTATAATGGTTTATAAGATGTGAAAAAGCCCTCGGGGAGCCGAGGGCTTGGGTTGCTGATATTCATAGTTGATCTAGGAAAAAATCCTTGTTAGCCTGTACGTCACTTCGCATGCGGATCATGCTTCCGATCGCTGTTGCCCACAGATTTTCCTGAACACTTATATATAAGGTTAAAATCCGTGGTCAAAGGCGCCCGCTCCGCTTCTCCAGCATGATTCCGCCTTCTTCGTTGAAGCCTCTTAGGTTGTGAGCAGATTCAATGAAGCGTTTAATATGTCTCGCCAGTGATGACTTCGTATTCTTCCGAAGTGATGACGCCAAACCCAACGTATTGTCTCAATTGAGGCTTCTGCGCCCATTTCTTCTCATAGTAGTACTTCAGACGTTCAAAATCGTTCTCAAACATCGTCACCCTCTCCTTTCGATCAGTTATTTTCAAGTGACAGCAGCCGCAATTCAAGCCCTACATTTTGGGCTCCCTGCGCCTCATTCTGTTGGCGTAACTCTAGTGCCTCAAGTTCACGTGTAACCATCTCGGCACCTATACGATCCAGTTCATTGGGTTCAGCAGGTTGAGATCTTGTCAGCTCCTCGATTTCTTCAGAGGTTAACCCTTCGATCCAAAAATCCGGCATCGGAATAGATTCCAGCGCTGGCATCTCACCACGCCCAACCTCCGAAAGAGCTTGCCACTTGGAGAATGCTTCTTGATATGAGTCCTGGGCTTCGCTTACGGCGGCCCGGTATGCACTCCAAGCTGCAAGATCGAAACACGGTCGGAACAAGCCAGGAGTTACAGGGATACCGACGATATAGCCGGTAATATTGGTTTCATATTCACGTGGTGATTCATCATCTGATTGTGTACCATCTCCTATTATGGTTAAAACTACTTCCGGTTTTCCGGGTTTCGAGTCGGAATAAAAAGGGACGATACCAGAAAAGGTATCGTCCACAAGCGCGTCCTCTAAATAGAGGCCCTCTGTATTTACTTTAGGTGCGGCTTTCATGTGATACCTCCTTATTGTTCGGCTAGGAATATAGTGTTGTCCAGACTAAGATATAAATTCCCAGGAACTTGATCGATAGTAACTATCCCACTCGGGTCTATATTGATAGTCCCTAATTGTGTTTGAGACGTCCCGCTAGCGTAAACTGCAACCACAACTCGGCGGCTTTCTGAAGGCCTGAATCCTTTAGGTAAACGGAAAAGTTCAGTTCCGTTTGCCATTATACCTGTAGCCATCCTGCCTTTAAAATATACAAAGCCTTCCCTGTCTTTTAAATAGCCAGGAGTCTGATAATAAGTTACCCACCCATTCATTAGCGTTGGCATAATCCATCCACGTGATAGCTCCTTATCTACTTTCTTATTCATCAGAACGGAAACCGCGGACGTATTGTGTTGTACGGCATCAGTCAACTCGCTGAAAAACGCCTTTTCGTTGATCCCGTATGACCCGCTGAATGGGACAGTAGGCGACTTGTCCAGCATTAGATAAGTGACCGAATAAACTGCGGACGAGTTGTAATCTTCCCTTGCTATCTTAACTCTTTCATTCCCATAAGAATCGTTATTATTTCTTTTCCAACTCGAGAACTCTCTAGAGTTCTCATAAACCTTGAGGATTTTCCCAATCTTATGCAGGGTTGGGTAATTAGCTGATCCTATCCACACGCCCGTTGATCCGACATATGGCTTAGAGCTATTATCCCGCAGCATAATCCCAGCACCAACCTCGATCTGATTCTCGCCTTCATGAAACGCCAGCATGCCTTCGAATACGATTGGCTCGATTGTTGGCGTTGTGAGCTGATAGACGAGCTGGTATGGAGTATAGGTTTTTCCTTGAGCATCTGTTCCAGCAAATTCCGTTGGTAACGTTGTCGTATAGTCAATTCCGTTCGTAAGAGGAATTGAGTCGCTTAAACGTGTAACTCGGATCCAAACTTTAGTTCCCGTTCCATTGTAGTGGTCTAATCGGGTTCCGCCGGTGATGCTCATTTTCCAGCCCATAAAATACGCTTTAATCTCGTCGGCTGTCGGCGTGTAGTTGTCGCCCCATCCACTATCGGCATTCGGTAGAGACAGATACAAATTTCCTCCGCCAATGCCGTTGTTTTGATCGGGTCCGACTAGTTGCCCATCGTTTTTGGTTTCAAGTATAACCCCATTGTATTTTGTAATCATTGCACTACGATTCACACTATCAGACGCTAAACCAATGCAGGAAATCCCTTTATAGTTAGCAGTCGAGGAACTGGCACTGTAGCTCCAACTCAACGAACCGTCCAACACAACCTTTTTCCACTTCGCCAGCTTAAAATACTGGCCGTCCTTCTCGAACACTTCATCAGCATTCGCACCTGTCAGCGGATCGGCGTATAAGTCCGTTTGAAATGCGAGCATGGAGTCCTCGCGTGGTTTGAACGTTTTAGCCTCGGCGCTGAGCGTGAGTATAGGGTTCGTGGCGAATATATCGTAAGCAGGTAGTGAATTTCTATCTGTCCCGTCAATTTCAGCTTGTAAATCGTAAGCGTATAAATGTATGCGAACTACCCCAGTTTGTGGCCCAGTAAATTGGACACTATAAGGGCTTTTCTCTACCGGATTCCTATCAACTTTTACAAGGTAATTCATGCTGCTGGCGATTGTCCCACTAATATCGTGAATCGCAATGTACTTACACTTTAAAGAGTCAAATGATAATGTGTACAAAATGCCGGACAACACAGGTATATCAATATAGACTACTTGCGCTGTAGTTGATGGACTAAACACTGTGTACGGTTCCTCGGTACGGAAAGAAAGGCGACTAGTCCATTCATAAAAAGGCGGCAACAAGTTCTCGCCGTACCGGATCGCATATGGATTCCGCACAGGCTGGACGCTATTAACGTACGGATACTTGTCGGCAATTTGCTCAGGAGTCATCGTGTTGAGTGCGGCGTATTCGGCGGCTGAGATTTCATAAAGTCTCATCGAATCGACATTTCCTGTAATACCCGGTGTATTAGCGTCAAAACGAGCGTAAATACGAATAGCGGATAATCCTACTAAGTCAGAAGGAGATAGCTTAGCGTATCGAGTTCTAAATTTTTGATCCGTCCCAGGAGATGATTCTGTAATCATCGTATATTCAGTTTTCGATAATCTTAATGTACATCTTGTAGCAGAGCCATTTTTCATATCTGCTAAAGCAATATAGTGTTTAAGGGGATCAATTGAAATATCTACAAATACCCCAAAAGCTAAGGTGGTGCTTGATGTCACTTTTATGCTAGTAGTCCCTGATGTACTAACCGTTGTATCGATGGTTGCAGTTGCACTCGGAGTAGTAACTCCAGAAAGAGAGTCACATGATCCAGCCCGCCCCAACAAATTAACCAACGTCCGCCCTTTTATCCCACTCAACTTAAAAGGCGCACTTCGCTCCGCATTCACAATTTGAAGCCCTGGCTGAAGCACAACTTCCTTACGTTCCACGGTATCCAGACGCTTTTCTAGTGCCCCAATAGCATCGCTTGTTCCACCTGCAAACCGATCTACGGCATCCGCATTCTGGTCAATATATTTCTCAAGATCAAAATACGTCGTTGACGGCGAGGTTCGGTCTATCTTATTCAACCCGAGATTCGGTGTAACCGGATTCGTCATTTATGCTCCTCCTCCCAACAATCTGTCTTGTGTTGTTGCTGATATTTCATCAAACGTCATGCCCTCCACTTCGGCTATCGTGAGATAACGAAGGGCGTAATCGATAGCTATATGCGCTGGCTTGATCTCCTCAATGGCAGATTTCAGATCCCCCAAATTCGGGGGAATACCAAACGTATCTCGAAAATGTATTGTCACTCTATACTCCGACGGCTGAACGGACACCTCAATACTGCCTCTATCGTAGGCTTGCGCTACGTTTTTGAGCATGCTGGCAGAAACTTTTCCGCTCCCCCGCATCTTCGAGATAATAACTGAGCGCCGCTGCTCGATCGGCTTGGATAGATTCACAGGAATATTCAGGTCCTGCTCATACCGAGATAGCGTCCATGTAGCGGTTTCCGGATAATACTGATCCAATTGATCATCCAGCTCCTGCGTGAGCTTATCCAGTTCAGGCCCTTCGGCATCGGCAATAGCTTTCATTTCTCTAATATCATGATAAAAGGACGGCAGGTAACCCAGCCAAGCTTCGGCTTTACTCATCGGACCGTCACCGTCCCTAGGACAGCCACCGCTTCAGGTGCGATCGGAATGCTGTCCGTACCGCCGTTCACGGTCAGTACCTCGTAGTCGATAACTGCTGGAATATCCAAGATCACGTTGGCAATCCGGTTATACCGGACCAATGGGTCGGACATAGCAAGGTCCCTGAGATACTGGCGAACACCTTGCTCAATGGAATTCTGTATTCCATCTATCCCGGCTCCTTCCAGCAGTGTAACCTGTACTTCAATCTTTATAGGGACTTCAACCGCCCCCACCACGGTTACAACCGAGCCTACTGGAGCAGTTCCTTCCCCCATGCCATCCATGGTGGGATCGATATACTGCTGCACCGATTCCACTACAGAAGACGTAGGCGATCGCATCTCATTGTCAAGGAGTACGACCTTCACTGTTCCCGGACCATCCCATAAAGGAAAAGCCTTGGCCTTACCAACCCCTGTTTTCTCCCTGGCCCACAGCTCATATTGATTTCGGTTCGCACTGGTCACGGGGCGGGAGATTTTCTCGCGATAACGCTCATATAACACTTCATCCGACTCGGTATCCTCACCAGGTACCCAGAGCTCCATTAGTTCCGCCTTAACCAACCCTTCGACGTATTCCAGCGGAAGCAGTGAACCAAATCGGCGATTGCCTTCTTTCCCGCTTGTTTCACATTCCAGAACATATTGCCCTGTATCCAGCCGGGTGATCACTTTGTAATTCAACGGATCCAATGAAAAACGGCTGCCCAATGGAACATCCACGGGAGAGCTGTTACTGCCTGAAAAATGTCCCAGAAGCTGCGCTTTTGTTGCCTTCTTTCGGATCAATCCCGACCAGGCAATACTTCGATCCAAAAATTCGCCCGTCGCCGTAGCCGCAAATTTCAGGTTCATGGAATACTCCATTTCAACGTACATTTGGGCAAGTTCAGCTGCAGAGGGTGCCAGCGCATCATAGATAATACTGCCTTCCCTTTTATCCATGCCATCCGGTACTCTGCCCAGCATTCGATCCAGAATTAACTCATATGTTTGTTCCTCAACCATCCTTCCTCACCTCCTCTGTCATATGGAAAGCCCCATATATGCTTCGAACGATATACTCGGCTAAAGCCTGTTCGCCTTTAAAAGTAATCTTCATATCATCTACCGATAAAATGCGGTCATCCTGCAGCAGTGCTTCCTTGATGTGCCGCTCAATTTCAGCGTAGGCCCATAAAGGATCACGCCCGATGACAGAATCCAGCTCTTGGCCATAGTTACTGCTGTAGATCAAATGCTCAAAACGACGAGTCTGAAGTATTTTTACAACAGCCTGTTTAACGGCCTCCAGACCATCAATGTAGCCGGCTATCGTTTTGTCTTTCAGATTTAGTTCATATGTCAAACTAGGCTGCTCCAGAGTCTCCATAATCTGACTGTCCGGTTGAAGCGTTCCACCTTGTGGGATCATGATGGCTTCACCAACCGATCCAGTATGAGATACGTCTGCCCGCCCTGGTAACGAAGGAGCAGCACCGTATCTCCTGCCTTAAGTCCCTTTCGGATTACATACTCTACACCCTCAATGTACAGCTTGTATTCCATCAACATTTCCCCCATAACTAAAAAATCCTCCGTAAGGCTAAAACGCTGATCTACGTTCACCTCAAGAGGATTTACAGATGTGACTGTGCCATACAGCACCGCCATGGGGTTTGTGCTTCCTACGGCGCTGAGACTGGCTTTTTTGATAATATCTAACATCACTGCTCACACCACCTTCATATTCAGCGACATCGTATGCGTACCGTCCGAAAATTTATGCGTGCACTCATCGATGAGATACGGCTTCAAGCCTTCTTCGGGAAGATTCACATAGATCGTATTTCCGGCACGAACCCGCAAATCCCCGATAGCATCTATCGACAGTGTCCTCTGCTCCCTGTTCTTCAGCTCCAGCAAGTTCTGCGCTAATTGCTTCAATTGAGCAGGATTCATGTTCTCGTCAGCGACCTCATACAGCTGGAGGAGCCCCCATTGGGCGATGTTCTCCCCATGCTGGTATAAGTAGACATCTCTCTTCCCGGTTTCCTTGTTGTCCCGCACGACTTTGATGCGGTTGTACGTCTCGTTGTCGATGCTTTTTTTATAAGAAAAATCCGTCATGAGGCTGTCTTCTCCTACCGCGAGCTTAAGCAGCATGTCATTAATGTTGGTTAACCTCAACTCACCGAAATGGTCATAAAACATAAAGTACTGCTTGGTCGCGATCAGCGTAGAATCTAAGGCCTTGCAAATAATATCGATCAGCTTCTTGTCTGCTTCCAGCATGGCAGGGATGGTATGGCCGGTATTGGCCAGCGTCCCGATTTTCAGATTGAAGTCCTTGGCAATCTTCTGGATGATATCCTCCACCTTGGCATTCGTGAACCGGTAAGTATCGTTGCTGGACAAGTAGCGCAGCTGATCATAAGCCATCACCTTGACCTGGGCGTCCATGCCCCACTCCTTGGAAAAAACATAGCCGTAAAATAGGTCCTTATTATCCTTGCGAAAGCGCACAATGTCGCCATTTTCCACTTCGAATTCCTTGCTCTGCACAAGACCATCATTAACGTAGTTGATATCCAGACTTGCCGGCTTTGCCTGACGGCTTGTTTTCCACGTGATGTCGGTTACGACCTGTCCCAGATCCCATACACTTCCGTTCTTGCGATCAATCATCAGTTCGATCATGGTTCCACCTCTTTAAGGAATCTTGAGAACCCGGCCGACGGCCAGCTTTCGGACCTCATGGTCCTTGATTCCATTCAGTTTTTGGATCTCTGTATGACGCGAACCGTTTCCGAGCAGCTTTTGAGCAATGCTCCACAGGGTATCACCTTTAGCAATCGTATAGGAGGTTGGCTTTTTTCGGTCATCCGGCCTGTCTTTGGACTTTACCGCAGCAGCCTTTTCGTCCTTAACTGGCACTACCTTTCGTGCTCCGTAGAACACATAGCGTTTAAGTGTGATCGAGAACTCGATATCCTCTGGCGATCCCGGCATCGTGTTCCAGTTGAAGCTCTCAATGGAGGCCGCCATATTGATCCCAAAAGACTTCATAGCTCCTGCTCCATTTTGGCCGTCTGTACCGCTCATCGGATCGGGAACTAGCCCCGTCATCACAAAACGCACAGGTCTCCGGCTCTCCATCCAACCTTTTATGGTATTTACATAATCAATCGGCAGCTTCAACTCCCCATCCGAGTCTAGATGAACAAAAGGATATACCCTGCCTGGAAAAAAGCTCTCAAACGAGATCTCCGTCAGCTTTGGATGCAGAATCGCATTCACTTCGCCAAGCCCCGCTACCGTATAGGATTTGCCCTCACCGCTATCCTTGACGTCAATGCGCTCAGGGTTCACTGGAAATCGAAAGACCTCCTCCTGGTTATTGAAGCTCAGAAAAAATCCATAATCACTCATGCTACAGATACACCCCCTCGGCACTGGACACAAACTGCTCCTCAAGCGTCCGGTTAATTCTCGACATGATCGTATCCAGATCAGCACCCGAATTAATATCTCCTGTCGTCATCTGCACGGTTGGCGTTAAAGTAATCATATTACTAATCGCATTCACTTCCGCCAAGTCGCGCATAACCTTCAGATCCTCGCTCGCCACGTCTACCGAGTTATCCACTTTACCAATGGAATCGATGCTGCCGCCCGCAGGGGCTACCGGAATTGGAGCTGTTGGCATTGTGGACACTGGTGGGGTTGAGGGTGTTTTTGGATAGGTAACATCGTATCCGGTTTTGCCGTTGTTAAACTCCTTCAGCAAGTCTTCGTTAGCGCTTGTGTCGATTTCGGGCATAAACTTTTTCTTCATCTCATCCATTGAAAAGTTTTCGATCGCTTCTTGGCCAACCTTCTTAGCCCCCGAATAATCGGCTTGGTACTCTATTAATGCAATCTGCTTCGCTTCAACGCCCAGGAGACCTGCAAAAAAGCCGCTGACTTTATTGATTGCATTCAATATGCCATTAATGATATTTATGACCGTATTGACCGTATTCTGCGCCACGTCCACGATAAAGCCAAATGCATTGCTGAATGCTTGCTTCAGTCCTTGACTGGCCGACATTAAAGTTAAAATAACGGTAACAATCACAATGATCAACGAAATGATCCTCATAAACGGATTCGCATTCATCACAGCCCACAATCCTTTAAATGCTGTGGACAGGAACTGAACTCCAGCTGAGAATAGCAACGAGATCACATTCCCAATTGCAAAAATGCTGAGCAACAATAAAATGCCTCCGATTAACGGAAACAGCACAAATCCAACGGATGAAATCGCATTTTTAACAAATTCCCAAGCTGGAGGCACAATCTCTGCAATCCATAAAAATAACTGGGCTACAAAAGATAAACCCATGGTAATAATTTGAATGAACAAATCAAAGGTCCCTGTCTCAAAAGCAGAATTAAGCATATCCAGTATGGGCGTAAGTGAAGCGAGTGCTCCACTCCCCATCTCGGCAAAAGAGCCATTAATATGTCCAATAAGCTCCTGCCATTTGTTTACCGGAGTATCCAGCATGGTGTTTAGACCTTCTTGAGTCATTCCTGACTTCTGAAGAAGCTGATCCATGGAACCCAAGAATGATTCGAAGTTGCCTTGGGATGCCTGGATTTCACTATTAAATGCATCCATTTGAATATCAGGAATATTGAAATCCTTCGCCAGGCTGTCCGTGTCACCCCTCATAGCACTCATAATGGCAGCTGTTGCATCAGAAGTGCTTTTTCCGCCCGGTGACAATTTGCTCAGGCGTGCTGCAAAGTTGTTGAGCTCCGCTATCTGATCAGAGTTTTTTGTCATTGACATAAATGTTAAAGCATTCTGCATTGTTTCTTTAACATCCATGCCCGCGTTAAGCGCGTCCTGTCTAAACTTCTCAAACATGGCGGCGCCCACCTCAGGATTGCCTACTCTAACTTTCATCAAATCTTTGAGAGATTCTTCTTCAGCTGCTGGCACAATTGTCATTTTCGCAACAAATTTTAGTGTACTTTGTATCTTCTTCAGCCCGGCAAACACTTTGCTTAAATGGTTTGCCTCCTGAGTACCTTCTTGAATGGTTTCATTCAAATTTTGCTGCTCAGCCGCAGCGTTTTGAATCTCAATACTCGTGTTATTAATATGATTCTGCATCATCACAACCTGCACGTTGACCTGGTTAAAATTATTCAAAATCTTTGTAAACCCAGATAGGGCCGGTGCTAAGTTAGGTTCAAACACTACAGGCTGAACCATAGTTTGACTTGGGACTAGTGCTGCAGCATTTCCTATTTCCGCCATTCCTTCACCCCCTTCTTCTACAACCTATCACCGCTTCCGTACCCGCTCACGCTTCTCCTTCTCCACCCGCATTGAGATCATGGCATAGATGGCGGCCCGTTCCCGGGCCGACATCGCCATAAGTTGGTGAGGAAGGATGTGCAGTTCATGGAGGGCGTAGTACGCATAGTTCGCATCACCGTCGCCCTCTTTGATTAGTTTTTTACTTCATCCACCAGCTCGTTCATATCTCGGTCAAAACCGTTTAGGGCTTGTACCTGCTCGCCAAGTGCGGCGAACTCACCGGGCAGCAGCATTTTGCGGAGCAGAGATTCTGCACCGAGTACGCCGTAGGATTTTTGCAGCTCGCTATTTTTCAAATCCGGGAAGATAACACTCGATACCATCAGCTTCGCCATATAGTCATTCGGGTCAATTTCTGGCGTGAATAAGCCATTCTTTCCCTTGACCTTGCGGGTAGCCGCTTTGCGGCACTCCTGATTCTCCTCCTCGGTGATGCTGCGCAGTTTCCAAGGCACAGGCCTTCCTTCAGCATCCTTGAAACGAACAGACACCACGAATTCCTCCGTGATCTCCGCAGATGACTGTCCAGCAAAAAACATACTAAAATCGCTCATATTCCTTCCTCCTCATATATGTTCAGTATTAGGCCAATGGGGTAAACGGTGTCTCAATCCGCACATTCTCAAACGTGAAGGCTACTTCTTCTTCCAGCGCCTCTGCTTCGGTGTCGAGGGAAGCCATGATTACACTATCCAGATTGACCCCTTCCAAAATCACCGTCTGACGTCCCGTGGCCGAACCCGGATCCTCATTACGCACCTCAATCATGAAGTAGACGTCTTTACCGGTCTGAATGTATTCCATCATCAACTCTCGGAAGAGCGTGGTTACATAGTAAATGGTCATCGTGCCGCTGCCCTTCCAGCCAATGGCCTTATGCTGTACAGCGCGTTGCCCCATCGTTTTCAGCTCTGCTTTTTCTTTTTCCACCGTGGCTTCCAGTGTTTTAATGTAGAACATTTCCTCCATACGTTCGCCAATTTTGACGAATGCCTTACCCTCTTGTCCGGAAATCGTGTCATTTGCCCGCAAAAATGCCATCTTAGACCACCTTCACTTTCATATATACTTTTTCAATTGCATCCACTGGCTGTACCTTGATATCCACAAACAGCACATCACCTTCTGTACCCGGCGTCACCACAATATCTCCGTTCGCATCGAAGTTTTGAATCGCCCCAATATTCTGCAGAGATGCAAAATACGCCGCACACTCTGCCCAGAATAGCGTCCGGCCATCTACATTGTTATCTACCTTGCCGATATAGGACTTCTCAAAAATCAGCTTCAAATCATTAGCGATGCCATCCAGCACGCGAACCACACGGTTTTTGGAAAAATGCCGCGCTTTGGCCGGCTCAATCGAGGTAAAGCTATTAATATCTTGCTCCACCACGGCCTTGCCTCCACTGTAGTTGAACAGAAACTCGCCTTTCGTGAGCGCCTCTTCAATCTCGGTGTGGCTCAGGCGAACATCGGTATCCACCGCTTCATCGTAAGCCGCATACGTAAGGGATTCGTTAACAGCGGCCGCAGCCGTAGCGCCAGTTACCCAAGCAACTGCCTTCACCTTGTCCACAACGGTGCCGTCGGTGAGAACGACGCCATTTTTCACACTAATAACTCCTTCATAATCCGCAGCGGAATAATCAGACAGCACAGCTTGTACCTTCTTACCTTCTTGCTCACGAAGGCGCTTGACGAATGCTGTATATAGGGACTTAAGCGTTGGGTCAGCCGACAACAGACCTACGGTCTGGAAATCCTGAACCTCAAGCGCAGCAAGGAAATCTACATGCTCTTGGTTCGTTACAGTGCCATTGGCACCGCCTGTCAGAGCGAATCCTGCTGTTGCTGCTAAATCACCCGTATCCGGCGCGAAGGTTACATACAAATTCGGTTCCAGTTCTGCTGCACTACCTACAAGCTGCTTGTCTACGATTTTTCCGCTCAACAGGGTGCTAACCACGAATTTACCGGGATCATCCACCGCGTTCTCAACAACGATCTGGAGATCGTTACCACGTTCGCCGCCGTAAAGAGCAGTTACTTTCAGTCCGGCAACAGAACCTGCAGCTTGCGTGCCGCTATTTAAACGATACAGCAGTAGTGTTCCTACACGCTTAAGCACTTCTTTTACTGCGAGCAGTTTTGGCGATGTGACATCATAACCCAGCACCTCAACCAGATTGGTGCCTGGTTTGATCGTCAGAATTCTATTTGGCTCGCCCCATGAAAGAGATAAGCCCAGCGCCGCAGTCCCCCTTTCACCTACGCGCCCGATCGGCTGCTCTTGCGATGAAATTTGGGTGTATACCCCTGGTCTTACTTTATTGGGTGTTGTCCATGTTCCTCCGGCCATTTTAGATGACCTCCTTTTTCAAAAATGTGGTGAGTTGCTCTTTCGCTTGTTGAACGGTGTACGTTTTGCCCTCTTCGAGAATGGCGCTCAGCACATCCTTCTCACGATTACTGAATTGATTGGATTGTGCCAGCTGTTGCTTGTTGAATGCCGGTGCTGTTTCTTTTTTACTCATTTCAATTCGCCTCCCTGTTTCAATGTCTTCATCTTCATATCTGTTTCTTCTTGATCCGTTGTCATCTGAATGATATACTCTGCGCGAAAATATCCCTCTCCTGTTTCCCCTTCACTCCCCGTTGGCCGCTCCCACGCCACTGATGAGGCGCGGCAAGGCCGGCCATCAACCTCTAGTGAAGTCAACGATTCAAGCATCTCGTCCATGATCGTCGCCACTGGCTTCCCCTCCACTGTCACGTAAGAGATGCGGAAACGAAAACGAGCCGCATATCGATTGGTCGATATCGGCTCGAGTTCGGCTAGGGTTAGCTCGGTATGGAAGTATGGGGGTGGTGGTGCTGTATCATCCTTCTCTCTGGAACAGAGAAGGATGTCAGGGAAGGAACTTGTGAGCTTGGCTGTTAGAGCATAGTTAATTTGTAGGATTGTCATGAGTGTTCCTTTCTGTATTTGGTAGAATCTTCCCAAAGAGAACTGTTAACGCTTTAGTGTAGATATATTGAGAGAACAGATGCTCATATTGGAGCGTAAATTGATTGCTAGTTATAAAATAAAAGTCGACTTATGAATAAACCTGACCTCCACTACTTCGAAATATTCTATTTGTGCCTGTAAGATTAGGTGAACTGTCAAATAAAATAGCCGAACTCACACTATATACAGCATAATTTCCTGAACCCGTGCAGCTATCAGCTCTCAAGGTGCCTCCACCTCTAAGCCATATTGCATAATTACTTATATTTGAGAAGTTACAACTTGAAAGAATAACAATAGGAGTATTATCCATCATAATACCGTAGCTTCCTCCAATGCGAGTAACATAGCTAATCCCTATATTAAAACAATTCTGTATTTCAATACCATAAATTGCATTTGAAGAAATGCTAACTTTGTTAATACCCACATTAGATGTACAAGAACTTATATTAATGGTTGAGCTTATCGAGACATTAGTTTCGTATCCATAAATGTATATACTTCCACCATGCTTATTTACAATTTTAAAACCTGGATAAGTCCCAGAATCAGGTTTTATTGTTACATCATACGCCCTAAATGCGGGTAAACTATCAATAGCTGCCTGTATCGTTGGAAACATTTTTCCAGGGCCAACTGTCAATGTCCGTTCTCCACTTGTTCCATCAAAGTTGTCTGGAGGTTTAACATAGCTTCCTATATTTGAGGAAGTCACTATATTAGCTGAACCTACCTTTGGTGTACCCGAGAATACAGGTGAATTGAGATTAGCCTTGTTTATTTTCAGATTAGACAATTCCTGTTGAATTTCACTTCGTGTTGAGGCTAGTTCACTTCGCGTTGATGCTATCTCACTTCGAGTTGTTTCTATTTCACTTCGTGTTGAAGCTATTTTTGTATCTGTATACTTTGTTGCGTCATTAACTGATTTCGGCGTTGCTGCTTCCGTTACCGAATTGCTATTTAATGCATTGGACAACTGCACGATCCCCTTTTGAGTCAATGATGCAGCGGGTATATCTACATCGATATTCTTCAGGTCCTCCCGGACCTTCCCAACAGCCTCATCAACCTTATCCCAGTTTTCATTCAGCATGGTCTCAATGTTAAAGGTCTCGTTGCCATCCACCATTGGGTCTTTCTTCAATAGTCCTAAATTCGGTGTGTTACTAGACAACTCAAACACCTCCTGCAAATTTGTTTAATGGCGTTTGGCCCATGTCTAACAGGGTCATCACGTCATGAATATCGCGTATCAACAAGTAGTTGAACGCATATGACACTACCAAATGCGCCGGCTTGATCTCTTCGATCGCCGCCTTCAAATCCTCCAGATTCGGCGGGATGCCGAGTGTATCCACAAATTTAACGGTAAAGCCCCACTCCTCGGGCTGGAAGGATACCTCGACCTTGCCGCCGTCATAGGCTTCGGCCACATTTTTTACGAGCGCACCTGAGAAGGTTCCCGCTCCGCGTAGCTTAGACTCAAGCACAGCCCGCCGCTGCTCGATCGGCTTGTTCCGGTCTGTCGGAATACCGAGCTCCATTTCCCAGCGTTCCAGGCCCCAGGTTGCTGTGCGGACATAGAACTGGTCTGCGGCTGAGTTCAGCGCTTGGTAGAGCGCGTCCAGCTCGCTGCCCTTGGCATCCATATCGGCTTGCATGACACGGGAGGTCTCGTAATAGGCCGGAAGATAAGAAAACAGCTCGCGACCACGCAAGCTGTTCATTCTCACATTATTCACTTACGCTCACCGTCCCGAGCACCGCTACCTGACCGGAGCCAATTTCGATATTTTGCTGCTCGGTATGACCGTTAATCGTCAAATCCGTATAGTCGATGATAATCGGAATATCCAGCAGTACGGCGGCAATTCTCGTGTAACGAACCAAAGGATCTTTCCTATTAAAAGCAATCTGCTGTAAATAACTCCGAACGCCCTCCTCAATAAGCTTCCGAATTTCATCCATCGTTGAAGGCTGCTCCTGTGTACGCTGTACTTTGACGGAGATATTAATCGGAACTTCCAACGCGGGCATCACAGTGATAACCGGACCCGCCGGGGCAACGCCTTCACCCTGTCCATCCTGGGTTGGGTCAATATGCAACTGCACGGCATCCACGATATCCTGGCTTGCTGCACGCTTGTCCGTATCCAAAAGATACAGACCAACCGTACCGGGTCCTTGCCATAACGGTGCAACTTCCACGCCGCCAACGCCGGCGATTTCATTGGCCCACTGCCTGTACTGCGCTTTGTTGCCGCTCGTTCCCTGACTTCGAACTTTAGCGTAAAAACGCTCCAACAGCGACTGATTGCTCTCGGTATTGCTCCCGCTCCGTGTAGGCTCAGGATTCGTAACCGAGGTCACGCCGCTGATTGAAGTCATCAAGAGCTGAATAACGTCTGCGGGAACATTGCCGCTGCTCCCGGGTACAACCGCCCGAATCGGTGCCATGCCGGTACCCAAGTCACTGAGCGTAACGCCTGAGGTGGTTACATACTCCACTGAGGACTCCCCGGAGCCCTCATCAGCTGGCGTAGCGACATAGGTTTTAGCAGGGACGATTGTCCCCGGTTTCCCTGTAAACACTACACTGCCGGAAGAAGCGACCGCTTCCCGCCTAGTGATACCATGCTCTGCTGTCCTCAGATCGAGCTCGGCAGAGCGGATATCCGGATGATCACTTGCTACGGTACTCGCAAAGCCTCGGCGCAGTAGCTCCTGTGCCCACAATGCAGCTTCAGACAGCATAAATGCGACCGGCGCCTGCGCATCCCAAATAAAAGAGCCCTCTGACTTGTCGATGTCCGAAGGCACTTTGTTCAGCATGCGGTTCATGATGTTCTCTTCCGTCTGATCCAACAAATATAACGGCAAGTCTGCCATCAGATCACCACGCTTTCTATAATTTCCGTTTCATCCCGAACGTTCGTAATGCGGCAGCTGAAACGGCAAGCTTCTCCTTCCCAGGCAAAAAGGAATTGATCCACACTATCTGTCCGCGCGTCTGCAAGCAGCATCTCGGTTACCATACGCTGAATCTCGCTCTCTTGCAGAGAACGGTCGTAGCCTTTGCCGATCAGCTCTTCCAGCTCGCTGCCATAATCATGCGTGTAGATCAGATGACGGTAACGCGGCGTGCGGATCGCTTTTTCACACCAGATTACCCAGGCTTCCTTCTCGTCCGCTACTGTAATTTTCCGGGTCGGAGACATGACGAACTCACCGGCTTCAAAATCATATCGCCAGCTCCGTCCAAAAACAGCTCCGACTCCTTCCAGCACCTTCGGATCCGTTGCATCCGTCCAGATCATGTCATCGCCTTCCGGGAATAAATTAGCCACCACTGCTCACCACCTTACATACGACAACCACGTCATTACCGCCGTTGACCCGAACCGCGAGCACGCGGTCTCCCGGTTTCAGACCTTTTCCCAGCTCAAGACGGGTATCCTCGATTTCGTTCTCTTCCATATCAAATACCATATTCTGCTGCTGCCCCCCCAAAGTGACGATGCCCTTGGCAGTATAACGAGGGATGGACAACAATCCCGGGAGCTCCGCGACCATATAGTCCGGCATTTCATGCTTGAAATCATCCAGTTTCAGCCCCGTTGAGGTTATCGTGCCAAGCACAGCCCCTATTCCGCTTACGGCTTGCCGCGTTTGCTTATTTAATGAGGCATATAGGGAGGACGCCAGTTGTCCATAGGGGTCTTTATTCAAGATAAAACCTCCTTTTCACATCGTCATAGCTCCCCAGCTCCAGCATCATGCTTCCCGGACTTCCCAGCTCCCGGCTGACGGAAATCACGAGCAGCTTCATGGAGCCCAGCATGACCGCATCTCCGGCACGGATCGTATTGACATCGGGTGCATTAACGGAAATCGTTTCCTGAATTCCTCTCAGTTTGCTCTTTGCCAGCTGGCGGGCAGCCGCAGGCGACTTCACTTCATCATCCTGAATAATAGCCTGGAGCTGGCCATATTTGGCGATATCCTTCTCCTCGATAGCCATTACCTTGGAAGGGACTTCTTGCCCAGTCTCGCTTGCGGCTGTCGCTAGCACCTTGACCTTAGTTGCCGCCCCCTCCAGCGTCCGCGTTTGCGTGGTATCCGTGAGAGCCTCCAGGATATACACATCTTGATTCGTTCCCAGCTCATACAGCTCAAGCCCCGAAGAGATCATCCGCGGGTGATACAGCTTGCCGCCGGCTTTGGCCGTCTCCCGCAAATCAGCGAACATACTGGCATAGATCGACTGCGTCCGGTAAACGGAACGCCCCAACTGCTTCTCAGTATCCGGTAAAACTGCGATTTTCAGATTCCAATCGGCCGCGTACTTTTTGAATCTCTGGGTAGCGGTTTGCTTCGCCGGAAACAGATATTCATCCTCTGATTTGTCCAGATATACCGTCCGGTCGTACAGCGTGAGCGTCATTCGCTTCAACCCATTATTGGAAGTTTCCACTTCCCACACAACCGCCGGATGCAGCAGAGGAACATAATTCTTCTTGCCATAAGGAATCCCGCTGATCCGGATTGACATGCCCGGCGAGATTGGAGGCATATCGGGCGTAACGACCAGGTTGACGGTTCCTTGATAAGCAACTTGCTCAAGCGAATCCCGTAAGTTGATAGCTTCCACCAATGGGGACAAATCATATTGATCCTGTAAAATCACCTTGTAACTCATGACAGCACCAGCTTTTGTCCAGGCTTGATGGCGTTCGGATCTTTACCAATCATCTTCTGGTTCAACTTGTAGATCTGGTTCCATTTTGAGCTGTCTCCAAGCTCCAACTTAGCGATTTTGGAAAGCGAGTCCCCTGCCTTGACGGTATACGTCTTGTTCTTTTCCTTCATGTCTACCCGAGACTTTTTATTTGTCCCCGTGGCCCCGCTACTGCCAGCCGTTTTGGTCACCTTCATTTCGCTCCATGTCCGAAGCGTGATATCAAAATATACATCTCCGATCTCACCGCCTCGGAACGTGGACTGATGGGAGGCGACATACACCGGCACGTTCACTGCAGTCTCAGTAATGACGAATTGCAGCGGCGTTTTATATGCCAAAAACTCATTAAGTTTATTCATCGCGGTTTGTGGATTGAGATGATCTCGCTTCTCGCCCTTGCAGAAAGACTCATCGTACTCTTGTGGAAAAAAGGAAGAAAACGATATTTCCTTGATCCGATGACCTTGCGGAAAATCAAACTCCCCGTAGTTGAGAATCGTTGTTGTCTCCAGTCCCTTTTGGCGTGAAATGGTCACTTCTTCGGGATTGACCGGAAATAGGAAGGTCATGCCTTTTCCGTTCATCAACATAAACTCCATCCTGGACTCCTCCTTTCTGTATGGATGACTTCCAATCAGCTTCATAGCTGCAATTAGCCTTGACTTTTAATATGCCATAGGAGACGGTTTACGGTTCTGCGCCGCTTTGGTCATTTCAGCTCTCAGCCGCTGTCCGATCAGAAGGATCAATCCTTCCACATCGACCGGGTGCTCCTCATTCACCGTAACCTGAACAGCACCCGAAGGGAGATTATAATTGACGGTTGTCTCTGTCTTGAAATCCTTAAAATATCCTGAGAACATACTCATCTGCTCTGGACTAATTTGAACAGGTTGCGGGGAAGTATTTTCTGCCATAGCTTGGTTACGTGCTGTACTTGCAGGGGGACCAAAAGTTCCACTGCTTGAAGAATGGCTAGGTGGAACATAAGAGCCATATAAAGCCGGATCAGGCAGTAGTGGCTTGCTGAATTGAACCGATGATGGTTTGCGAATGATAGGGTCCGGAATTGCAGCTATTGTTGGGCTGGATGGTGGTGATTTCGGTACATCTTTCTGTTGGGCAGCTTCCTTGTCTTTTTTCCCGAAAGAAAATGTATTGGAAAACCATTTCGACATCTTTTCTTTGGTTTCTGTGAATTTCTCACCAATACCGGTTATCGCGCCACCCAACTTCTCACCAGCAAAGCTTCCGATGGTTCCACCGATCGTTGATCCAACCAAAGTCCCTGCAACTGGGATCACAGAGCCGAAAAATCCACCTATCGCCGCCCCTACGCTCCCACCGACAGCAGAGCCGATTGCCTGATTACGCTCTTTTCCGGGTTCGGCCGAGGCGATATCGGTTACATCAGCTATATATCCCAAAGGGCCAAGGGCCCTTTTACCAAAGCTTTTCATCAAGCCCGAGCCTAGACCTCTTTTACGTGCTGCAGCCGAAAGATTTGAGACTGGACTACTTGAAGGAGCTGCGTGTGCTGCTTTATTTCCACTATCCAGATCTTTTGCCATGCTAGCAGTTGCACCACCACCTACATCTTTAGAGCTTGATACAATACCGCTGTCACTTCCCTTAAACAGCGCACTTCCGCTTTTCCACAAGTCTCTAGCTCCACCCAGAATGCCTGCCCCTGCATTACCGACTGTTTCCATTAAATCACCAGCTGCAGCAATTGTTCTCCAAGACTTCCCTCTTCTCTGCCTCTTCCCTCGTTCAGTCCTGGTTTCTGTCATCGTATCCGAATTGGAGTTCCCTTTTTTCGTATCTGTCTTTGGATTTCCTAGCCACGTATCACCAACCTTTCGCGTTTTGTCTGGTAGCTCACCAAGACTTTTCACACCTCCACCAAAGGTTTTGAAAGCACTAAAAACATCAACTACCTTATCAAACCCCGATTTCGGCGTTTGCTCACCACCCCCACCGCTAAAATCAAGCGATCCAAGCGTACTCGTAAGCTGATACAATGCGTCCGTATTCGCCTGCAGCGCCTGGGTCAGGGGGGAGAAATCGAGCCCAAATGCCTGCATATCCACCTTTACACTAGTCTCGATCTGCTTCTGCACGCTCAGGTTCAGGTTCGTATCGATCTGTTTCTGAACGTCCAGCCTCACATTCGCGGATGCTTGGATGACTTGGGACTTTATACGCTGCATTTTGTCCAGCAGGTTGTCCAACCCTTTCGAGGCGCTGTCCTTCAGCACGATTTCAGGGGCCATGCGGGTGCGGCCAATTCGGAGAACGCGGCCCTGGATCCGCTCAAAATAACGCTCCATCGCCCGCAGTTCACGGTTTGCCTTGATCACGTTCTTTGGATCAATCACCAGATTCATGCGATAGTTCATAGCTTCAGCCATTTATTTCACCTCCAGTTCACTTCAAACTCTGACCAGCCAAACCCTCCATCTCCTCTTGGGAGAAAGCGAGCAGCAGCAAACGCTCGCCTCTCGGGAGCCGCCAAAAATCTCCGGGACGAAGGTGATGCCGAACCCACAGATGGTACAGCATCGTCGTCATTCCCCCGGAGCCGATCAGTTTTTTAGGTCAGCAATCTCGACCCCGAAACCGGACAACTCCAGCACTTTATCGCCTACGGCATCCAGTTCTCCGGCCAGCAGCATGCGGCGAACCGCCTGCTCTCCGCCTGACAGCTTCAAGCGGCTTGTAATTCGAGGATCGCCCCACCCGCTGAGCGTTAAGCCTTTTACCGACAGACTGCTGGTAGCTTCAGAAATGAGCAGCGCGTTGAAGGTTTCCGTATCCACCTTCTCATCCACAACCCCCTTCACCGTCCGCCGAACAGTACAGCGCTCGCGAATGCTGTCCACCTTGTTTGAAGTCAGGCCTTGCAGAACCATCTGCATATCCAGCCGCTTAATGCGCACGGTTTCCTCCGGCAGCTTCTCCGCTGCCTCAAACAAACTATCCAAAATTTGCTCTTCACTCATATTCTCGTTTAAGCTCATGCTTCTCTCTCCCTTGTCATTAAATGTATAACTGCCTTATCAATGAGAAAAAGACCAGCAGGTAAACGTTCGCCCGAATCAGCTGTTCCTTGCCGGGCGAACGCCCGGCTTTATCCTACATTTGGTCAGAAACCTCCTTAATCTCCCTGAATCGGATCCAGCAGCTCGTACCCTTCAAAGGTAAATGAAGTTTCTTCCTGCACTTCCTCGCCAGCGGTCCAGTTGGCCAACTGGATTTTGTCCGGCATGCAGCGGATCAGACGAACGCGCTCATGTCCATAGGATTCAGGATCGTCCAGCTTGGAGATGATATCGAATTTAGTGAAGCCGCGGGAGATCATATCGGAAGTGACCTTGTACCCGCTCATCGTGCCGGTTCCTTTTTTGCTGCCGTTCTTATGCACCGTCCAGTCATTGCCGACCAGCTTCAGCTCGCGCTTCTCCAATTCCACGCTGGCTTCCAGCTTGTTAATATGCGTCTGCCATACCCCGTCAATATACGCCTGGCCGTATGTCCCCATAATGACTCTTGAAGCATCCAACATGTAAATTCCTCCTTGGTTTACTTAAGTTTTGTATAAAAAGCGTCTATCGACGCACTTAATCAACGTTCTTGTTATTGCACGTAAAATGTACCGAACAACTGCTCCATCACATCGGTCAGCTTCACATTCCACTGCAGGAAGACCTGATCCGGCTCTGGTGTGTTCACAGCAGAATCACCATAGTAAGCCGGATCGAGAATGACATCGTAACCATCCGGTTCGATGACATTGCTCAGCGACAACGATGCAAGATATTCCTTCACAGCGCCGATCAATGCAAGTCGGCCTTCCTCCGTATTGTTCACCTTGCCGATGTAGGTCTGCTCTGCGGCTAGCTGCAAATCTGCATGAATGGCATCCATAACGCGGATGGAACGGATTTTCTTCCAGGCATTGTTCTGACCTTCTGCCGGAACCACCAATGTGTTAATGCCACGCAGTGCCTTCACTTGACGTCCATCGTAGAAGAGTACGAAGACGCCATTGCGCACAGCCTGCTCCTGTTCGGAGCGGGTCCAGCGGCGGGTCACATCTTCGAAAGGTGTTACCGCGTAGGTAGCGGATTGGTTCAGACGCTGACCGGCAATAAGCCCGGCGACGTAAGCAGCCGTCTGCGCAGAACTGTAGTTCACACCAGACAGACGTACACCTGTCCCCACATTAATAATCCCTTCATGGTTCAACGCAAGCGACCGGGCAGCAGCCAGCTTGGCTGCATCCTTGGAGGCATCGTCCGCTGCACTTCCACCGAATACGGCCATCACGCCGCGTCCTTCCTGGCGCAGACGCTTTAACCAAGCCGCAAAGCTCTGCAGCAGAGCCATATCCGCAGCATAATCCAGGGCTAGTACGTTAAACTCCTGACCTTCGACTGCATCCTGCATTTCGATGTAATCTGCATTCGTCAAGCCGCCGTTACCGCTCTTGCCTCCGGTCAGCACGACACCATTCACATCAGCGGGAATACCGGCTTCATCTAATGCAGTAGCCGTTACCCATTGGTTCTCCTCATCTTCATTGATCTGCGCTGCAATCGAGGCAGCAGTTCCGTCCAAGCTTGTATAAGTACCAAGCAGTTTGGCACCTTCATAGAGTCGAAGCTCACGTGCCCCCGAATTAGTCAGTGACGGCTGAACCGTAACAGAGAAGCCGTTACCTCTGCTGCCCGGATATTTAGCCTCCAACTTCAGCACGTCCGAAGGGGTATCTTCTGCATCTTGCAGCGTAATGGCAGCTGCTCCCGCCGTATTATCAGCCAAACGGTAAGCCAGCAGCTTCTTAGGTCCGCCAAGCAATGCCAGATAGAGCGTGTCGTAAGCGGTAGCCCCGTCCTGGCTATCTGCAGAATACAGCTCGGAAATCGCATATTCGCTTCCGATTTCCACGAATTCGCGTACAGGTCCCCAATTGGCTTTGACCGGCACAACCACCGTTCCGCGGGAGCCGCCCTGAATAGCCGAAGCGGCTGCTGCCTTAAAATTCATATACAACCCCGGCAATACCGGTTTATTCGTACTTTCCCATGTTCCGCCTGCCATGATTAAACCACCTTCGCTTTCATAAATTGTTGGATTCTTTCCTTAACTTCGGTTACTGTGAATAGCTCAGCATCTGCCCCATACATGGCGCCTGCTAGCACTTCCGCCCGAACCTCGAACAGTTCCTCGGCGTGAGTTTTGAGCTCCGTCAACGGATAGCGCGGAGAATTGTTCTTGCTTGCTTCGTTCTTGGGTGTTTTTTTCACAGCCATTGTGGCCACCTCACTTTAAAATAGGATGAATGTTAACGCGCCTGATTAAGGCGGCTTCTTCCGGCGAACGCATTTTCCGCTGCGCCAAGGTCAGCTTTAGCTGCCCGTCCAGAATGGGGTCGGCCTGCATATCGGAGGAAATTTCCGCCACGGATAAATAGCGGCGTTCCTGCGAATCCAGCACGAGCTGAACCTGAGTGCCGAGCTCTTCCACCAGCCTTGCAGCCATAAGCTGCTCGTCCGCAGAATCCAGAGAGGCAATATGCCCGGTAAAGGTTTTGCGAACCTCGAACATCGAAGCTCCCGCCATCTTGGTCTCACAGTTCGTCATCCGCCATAATACAGCGTGGTCTTCCCGTCCTGCCGGCCATGCCGTATGATAGATGCTCCAAGAATCGCCCAGTACGTCTCCTGTCCAGTCTGTTAAAGTCTGCAGCCATTCGTCCGGTACTCCGTTGGAACCAGCTCCGGATGCCTGCGGCTGATAGACGCCGAATCGCATGAGCCGGATTATTTTGCCTGAAACACTATCTAACTTATCTGCCTCCGGAACACCTAAATAATGAAGCTTGAAGGCATTCCCATCGGTTCCGCTAACCCGCTTGCGATGAAGACCGGTGATTAGAAGTTCGGCCCAGCGATCCAGCAGCTTCAAGTCGGAACGATCCGCGTACAGCCTCAACCGCACCACCTGCCGGTACCCTGCCCAAGAGGATTTCCATACATCTTCTCCCAGGGCGATAACGCCATATAGAGGCTCGTTCTCCCCATCTGGCGGCGGATGTACATCATACAGGTGATCTTCAAGTTCTGGGATAAGGTCAGCAATGGCTTGCTTAACCGCGCTTCTCATTCTTCAGACAGCCGAGCGGCTTTCGATCTTCCATAATACGAGAGATGAAAGGCGGTCACATGCTTGTCCAACACGGCCCCCCTCCTTTCTGTTATATAAGGTTCGGAAACGAAGCAATCGAAGCCTTAGCCGCAGCAAAAAACCGGTCCTTCTCAAGGCCGGCTCGCATATTCCACTATGGGTGTTCGGTAGCTCTTGTTTTCCTTCATTTCCGATAATACAATCTTACACCCCTAAATCGGATACGCTGACGCCTTATGGGATGGATATGGCGGAACTTTAAGTGGAATGTCGGCGGAAAATAGTAAGAACCTATGTTCGCATGTTTTGCGATAATACTATTTCCCTAGTCCCTCACCGGCTGTACTTCGTCCGTAACAGAATACAAAAAAAACCGGGAGTTCTCTACTGAGAGAACCCCCGGTTCCAGGCTTGATTAGAATCCACATCCAAGCATATCTGCGTTATATTCTTTTTGCGGCTTTCTCCAATTCCTGCAGCTTCAGTAGCCCCCGATCTGCGAACGCCAAGGCCAGTTTATAGAAAGCCCGGCTGCGGATCTTCGTATACGTATCCTTACTGACCGGCGGCTCCAGGATATGGTTGTACACCTTGTAATCAAATACGTCGTCCTGCTTCATATATCGTTCCCGGATTAGAGTCTGCTCCCGTTCACCAAGCCGTTCCACGATCGATTCGATCGTCTCGCAATACTGCTTTCGCGCTGCGGGCATATCTACATTATATATGGCAACCTTAGCCGTTTGATCTGAGGTTACGTTGGTCGGTCCGTGGAAACGTTCCGTGTAGGAAGCGGTCACGCTCACCTCCTTAATTTCGAATGTGATAGTTTTATAGATACGATATTTCTCGAATATCGCTTCAACGGCACCTTGGGTCTTTCGGCGATCCAGCTCTGGTAACAATGGATTCATTCTGATACACTCCCTTAGTTAAATGTCATGTTCGGATTCAATTTGCCATTTGGCAGAGGGCTCTTTCATCTATCGTTCGCATTTTGTTCGTATTTTTCATTAATATACCACTATTTGGAGACCAGCGTAAACCCGCAAAATGATCTACTATTCACTAGAATAGGGATCAATCCTCCTGTTTTCTTACCTTTTGGCAATGATTCTCTATTTTGTTTTACCTGTTGGCAAAGAATGCGGATATGTTTATACTATACATAAGTGTTTGATATGAAGTAGATGGAATATGGTGAGGAGTGGCCGTAACGTGGATCACATATTTGGATCATACTTAAAAGAGATTAGGGAGAATAAAGGCTGGAGTATCAATCAGTTGGCACAAGCTGCAGATATTAGCGGTTCACAGATTTCTCGGATTGAGAATGGTCTGAGAGGCATCCCCAAGCCGCTAACGCTTCGCAAAATCGCCGAGGCGCTTGATGTTCCTTATGAAGAGTTGATGAATAAAGCTGGTTACTTGCAGCAGGATGCTGCGAAGCATGAGGACATCTCGGTGCCCGCTTGGGCAACCTCTAGAGATAAGCGTGACTTCAAAAAAATGCTCGAGGATGATGGTGAGCTCATGTTTGACGGGATTCCTCTAAATGAAGAAGACAAACAGCGCATTAAGGATGTGCTTACAGGGCTCTTCTGGGAAGCTAAGCAGATGAACAAGCGCAAGAAGTAA